TCCGAGTTCCACCTCGGAGAGGGTGACCTTGTCACCCAGGTTGAACTTTCTCGGTTCGGCCTTGACGGGGGCGGGCTCTGCGGGCTTGGGCTTGACCACCCTGGGCTTCCGGGCCCGGTAGATGACTCCAAGGCTCGACGGGGGGACGTACCAGCCGTTCGTGGCGTCCTTATCCAAGTAGCCGTGCAGGAAGTGCCCGTCTTTGTAGCCTTGCCACGCCACGCCCAGGCTCCCGGTGCCCGAAGGGGAGTAGTTGACGACCTGGCCCTTCCTGCCGTACAGATACGACAATTCCGGGTCGATGCCGATGACCGTGTCACCGATGCCGGGCTCCACCCGCTCCAGGTGCGTGGGGGGAACCCAGTACCCGCTCGTCGAGCCCCAGAGCATGCGGCCGTCACCCGAGTGCCCTTCCTTGAACCGCCTGAACTTGACGAACACGTTGCCCGTCTCCGGTCCTTCCGGGTCGATGACCGTGCCTGACAGCCCGACCTTGGCCGCGAAGAAGGCCTTTGCCAGCCTGACCTGTTCGCCCTTAAAGAATTTGTTCACGCTTGACCTCCATTCGGCCTGCCATCTTTCGGTGGCCTCCAGCCGATGCCGTTTGGCACCCTCATAATAGGAGCCAGGGGCGCCGCTGTCAAGTTTTTTTTTGTTGATACTTTTTCACTCCCTTTGGGAGTGGGGCGGCTATCAAGAATCGCGTGCGAGGGTGACGTGCGCCGCGACGTGGGTGCCTGGCGCCGGGCCAGCCGCATTAACTCTTCTCTTCTCTCTCTCTAAGGCTTGTTCTTTCGGGACCTAAGGAGAAAGAACAAGCCTTTGTCTCTCTCTCCTCTCACAGGCGCTCCCTTACCGGGGCTCGCTTGGGCTCGCCCCTGCGTTCGCGCCTGTGTTTGAGGGCCTGGCGGCCCTGTCTCAGGGCCCCTCTGAGGAGGGGAGGAAGATTCAGGCGCTGGTGCGCCTGTGTACCTGGGCGTAGCGTGCGTAGCGTCACGTGTCTGCGCGCCGGGCCAGGCGCGGGGCCCTTAGGATGCCTCCCATAGGCCATAAGGCCTATAAGCCTGAGGGGGGTGAGGCATCACGGCTGGTAATACCCCTGGTATTAACTCATTGTTATCGCACCAGGGCTAGGGGGTCAGCCGCCCTTGCGAGGCCCCCAACCTGTAGTGGTAGGCCATGCCCCATCCCCTATGGGTAGTGTAGGTAGTGGCTGTAGTGGTGGTAGTGGTGACGCTATGGATAGTAGCGCACGTAGTGGGGGTGACACTAGATGTAGTGGTCCCGTCCCGCGCACGCACCAGCCCATGGGCCCGTTGCCCGTCGCCCCCCGCGGCACCCCATCCCACCCCCATCACCTCCGCTCTCTAACGCACCATATTTTTCAGCATAGGGGCTTGACAGCCAGTTGGGATTCGTGTATAATAGGGGTATGATGCCTTGCCGCCTGTGCGGGGGAACCGGCCTTCGGCCAAACCCACACGTCCCCATGCGCGAGTTCCTCGCCAAGGGGTCCCCGGCTTGCTGGGCGGTGGGGCTCTGTTCCTGTGAGAATGGCGTACGCCGGAAGGCCCTGGCCGAGGCGGCCGAAGTGGCGGACAAAACGCTACGAATACTACGGACGAGGCGGGCGAAGTGACGCCGGTCTACGACTGGGACAAAGAGCGCGACGCCCTGGCCGCTCGGGACGCCAAGGCCGAGAGGGCTATCGTGCGCAGAACAATAGATACCAGGCTTCCAACGACCCGCCGCCGGGCCCTGTCTGCCTGGGATTTCACCCCTCCTCTTCTCTCTGAAGAGGTCAAAGGAGTCTCTGATGGTCGGTATTGAGGTTTTTCTTGGGTTCGTTCTGTTGGGGGTCGGCACCGTGTTCCATAACTGGTACGTCAACAACGTCGATGACCTCCCTGCGGAGAGTCTGAAGGCCTATCTGGACGGCCTGAAGAAGTGGAACGTCTGGGTGGCGACCAAGACGGCCGGAAAGGCCATGGGGGTTTCGTTCCTCCTGGGCTTTGGCGCGGTCGTGCTCCTGGAGTCCATCCCGGTAGTGGGCCCCTATCTGACGCTGGCGGCCGGTCTGGCGGTCCTGTTGGACCTCCTGTCGGTCATCCGGCTGAAGAAGAGCCTTCGTAAGGCGACGGTTTAGCCTGATGGACACGCCGTCCGCTCCCGAAGTCCAACCGTCGGACTTCCAGTACACGCCATGGAGCATCACGCTGGCTGACAAGCAGGCGTTTGAGCGCTACGTGACGCGGAAAAAGGTCCAATCGGTCCTAGAATTCGGCTCCGGCATCTCCACGGCGGTCTTTGGGGCCCTCTGTTCCGTCGATTCGCTCGACAATATGCCCCAGTACGCGGCCAAAACCCGCGAATTGGTCAAGCATTTGCCCAACGCGGTGGTCCACGAGTGGAATGGGCGGGACTTGACGCCCCTGTTGCGGCCCCGGTACGATATGGTGTTCATTGACGGCCCCTGGTTCGACTCGGGAGACCACCGGAAGGACCGTGAGGCCGCCTTTTTGCACGCCACGAGGCTCTCGGACCGCATTTGGGTCCACGATGCGCTCCGGGACGGGGAAATGAGGCTCCAACTCTGGTATCTGGCCCCTATCTACACCCGTCGGGGCACTGTTTTCAGCGACAGTAACCGGGTTATGTTCCTTTGGGAAGCCTAACCCCTTGACAAACCAGCATTTCGTGCTATAATAGGGATGTAGGGTTACTGTATGTCAACATCTGAAGAGATTCAAGCCGTTTACGAGAAAGACATCTACGACAAGACCCACCTGGTCGTGTCCCGCAAGGGCGTTGGCTCCCTGTTAGAGGGTGCTCACGGCATGCACATCGAGGGGTTGTTCGCCCCGACGTGCGGCGACGGGTCCTTGGTCCACGACTTTCGCGTTCCACGTGAGAGGGACCGCGATGCCGTATAAGTCAGCGGCTCAACGGGCTCTGTTCCACTCCGCCAACTCCCCGGTCAGCAAGGCCGAGGTGGCAAAGTGGGATGCGGAGTCCAAAGGCCAGCATGGCCTGCCGAAGCACGTCAAGAAGGCGAAGAAGCACCAGCACGCGGTTCATGAGTCGGACCACGTCAAGACCAAGAGGGCCCGCATCGAGAGTTGGTAATGGCTGACGAGAAACCCGAAAAACTCCAACCCGGCGAGACGCCGCTTATCAAGGGGTCCATCACGGAGTGGACCGGCGGGATGCCTATCGACCTGACGCGCAAGATGGAAGGTGGGCAGACGCTGGAGCAGGTCCTGGTCGCCCACCTGAACATCGTGGTCGAGCAGGAACTGCGGAACCAGCGCCAACTCGTCCAGAAGATGCGCAAGTGGCAGAACAACTACAAGGGAGTCCGCGAGGCGAAGGCGTTTCCTCAGGAGGGGGTGGCGAACGTCGCCACGCCTATCACGAGGTCGGACGTGGACGCCATCTTCGTCCGCATCTACGACGCCCTGACGAACAAGCGGCGTATCTTCCTCATGAAGTCCCGCGGACCGGCCGACCCGAACAGGGAGGCCGAAGTCAAGAAGGTCGAGACGGCGTTCGACAACTACCTCAGGAACGTCATCAAGTTCCGAGACGTCATTCGAAGCCCGCTTCTCCAGGCCGTGAAGACGGGGACGGGTATCGTCCGCGTTGCTCACGACGTCCGCTACCGCACGTTCACGCGGTACGCCAATGCCTACGAGAAGAACGACCCGACGGTCCAGTTGTACCAGTCCCCGATGGGCGGCTCTCCGCTCGTGAAGGACAAGTACTGCCTGTTCGATGGTCCGAACCTCTACGGCGTGAGCCGAGAGGACTTCTTCATCTCGTCCGATGCGACCAGCATCGACGAGGCCTATATCTGCGGCATGGCGTTCAACCTGCGCATGCCCGAACTGAAACTCCGGGGTAAGAAGGGCATCTACATTGACGAAAACGTCAAGAAGATGAAGCCCGATACGAACGAGCCCGACGATATCAAGAAGGACCGTGTCGAGTCCCACGGCATCGAACTCAAGAAGCCGGACACGGTTTCGACCGAGACGGCCCGGCTTTGGGAACTCTGGCTCCGCTTCGACGTCGATGAGGACGGCGAAGAGGACGACATCGTCATCACCTGGTCCCACGAGAATGGCCTTATCCTGAAGGCCATCTATAACCCTATCTTCTACAGTTACCGCCCCTTCTGCGACATCCGTGGGAACACCATCGAGTACACCTGGGACGGCGAAGGCGTGTGCGAAATTCTGGAGGCGGTGCAGGAAGAGATTGACTCCCTGCACAACCTGCGGCTCGACCGCCTTGCGCAAATCAACCTGCCCGTGACCCTGGTCCGTGGCGGGTTTGGTATCAACGACTTCAAACTGACGCCCGGCAAAACGTGGGTGTTGGACGAGGACCTGGAACAGGCGGTCCGAGTCATCACGTTCCCCGACGTGTATAACTCGTTGGACCGTGAAGAGGACCGCCTTGTCGCCTATGGTGACCGTAGCGTTGGTATTACTCCTAATGTTCTTGGGAACTCGACCGCCGAAAGACCCGTTGCCAAGGAAACCCTTGCCAACCTTGAAGAGGCGAACAAGAAGTTTAAAAACCTTACTGAATCCATACGCCGGGCGTTCCTGGAAATAGGGTACAAACTTCTGGAGTGCTTCGCCCAGTACAAGCCCAAGTACGAGTTCGTCGATGAGATGGGTCAGAGCCAAGAGGTCATCATGCCTCTTGGGAACATCCGCGACGTCATCCAGTTGGACCTGGAAGTCTCGTCCGAGCAGATGAATATGGAAGTTCGGCGCGAGATGAACATCGCCAAGTACCAAATCCTCTCGGACTATCTGACCAAGTTGGCGACCATGGTCGAGGCGTTCGTGAACCCTGGAACGCCGAGCGACATGAAGAACTACATCCTGGCCGTGAACGATATCGGGGTCAAGTTGCTGAACGCCGTCATGGAAGACTTCGACGAGCGTAGCCCCGAGGACGTGGTCCCCGACCTTCGAAAGGTGACCAACGTCGAGAAGAACATCATGCAGAGCGTTGACCTAATGCCTCCGGCGCCGCCCCCGGCAGTGGACGAAAAAGGGAACCCTGTTCAGCCTGGACAGGGCACCGCGCCCGCTGGCGCTCCGCCGGGCCAGGAAGGCGCACCGAGTGCGCCGCCCATCCCGTCCGCAGGGGCCGCCCCTGCACCGGCCGGGCCTCCTCCGGTCGTGAAGTTGTCGGATATCGTTCCGCCCGCTTTAGGAGGGTTCAGTGGCAAGTAAACCCGAACTCAAGCCAGCATACGAGAAGATGATGGACAATGCGTTTTGGCTGGAGTTCATCGAACGAGTACAGAACCTCACGGTCACCGCGTTGAAAGACTCGGCGACTCGTGGTGTCTCTAGTGTTGGGGACGTATGGTCCCTTGCGAAGTCGCAAGGTGCGTACGATGCCCTGCGCACGGTTTTGGGACTTCCCGAGTCCATCACTGGGCTCCGCATCCCTAAGACTGAGAAAAGGAGTTAGAATTGGCAGTTGACAGTCCCTCTCTCGCTGGTGTCGGCGATACCAGTGCGTCGGACACGGTCCTGGATGAGTTGGTTGCTCCCTCTCCAGACCCCACTCCGGCACCCGGTCAGCCCACCCCAGCCGCAACACCCCCCTCGGATGGCTCCAAATACGGTGGACGGAGCGCCGAGGAACTCGCTAGGCTACTCGATGAACGGGACGCCCGCGAGGCCAGGATTAGCGACGACGCTCGCCTGGCCGCCCACGACGCCCAGTATCTGAGAACCCTCAGCGAGTTGACCGAGCCCGCATCGAAGCCGGTTGCTCCCGCACCGGCGGTCCCTGATGCGGTTCGGGCCCCCGTGCAAGACTCTCCTCTCGCTTTCGACCCGAAGACGGTCGTGACCGAGGAAGAGTTCGTCAAAGACCCCGTGGGAGCGGCATACAAAATTGCACAGGCGGCCCGAGAGTTCGATAGGCGACAGGACCACGCCAGACAGGCGGCTCATGAGACTCGTCGCGCTCAACGTAATTTTCTGGAGGGTCGAGCCAAGGCTTTCCAAGAAACGCCCGCGTTGTTTAACGGCCTGGAGCATCAGGTCAGTGACTACATCGCCACGTCGTTCAAGGAAGGACTCATCACGGCTGACCAAATCGGGACGTCCAAGACTTGGCAGTGGGTAGCCCAACTTATCCGCTCCGAGCGTGGAGAACTCGACTTCAGCAAGTATTACAAGACGAGCGCCCCTGAGCCCATTCCCGCCGGTCACCAAGAACTTCCTAACGGTCGTCAAGCCACCAAGGCAACCACGAACCTCACGCCCGAGCAGAGGGAAATGGTTAGGCTATGGGGAGCAGACGAAGCGGAGTTTACCAAAGCGCACGAGCGGCGTCTAGTGGCGGAAGGAGTCTAAGATGGCGACACTGAAAGACTTCAAATTCGTTGACCTGACCCGCTCGGTGTGGGACGAAAAGAAGTCCCAGCCCGACAAGGGTAGGTACTACTTCAGCAAGAAAGTCTACGTCAAGAATTCCGACTACGACGACGTAGTCTCTCGGCCCCGGCACGTTCTCTCGTGGAACCGCTGGGATAAAATCAACGACTACCTTGAGTTCAAGGAGTGGCAGACCGAACTAGACGCCGAGGCGGTGAACGCGGCCGATAAACTCTATTGGCCCGAGCCGCTGACGCCGAAGGCCGACGGCACGTATGTCTGGAAGGATTCTATCCTGATGCAGGTCCCCTTTGAGAAGCACATGCAGGCTCGTAGGGAAGCGGCCGAACGGGCCGACCTCATGGCGAAGCAGGTGAAGCAGGAACTGCGGACCCTTGCCCAGGCTGAGGACGCGCATCTCGATATGCCCGACGACGACTTTCGCAAGGTGGGTATCTAGGCTACGGTAACTCCTTTAAGGAGTTCAAATTGGCTACGATGGGTTTTGCCTACATCGACGGCCCTGTCTGGATTATGGAGTATCCCGAGGCTTCGGGTACCCAGACATTCAAGAAGGGTGACCCCGTCGAGTTGTCTTCGGGCGCCGTGCAAATTGCGTCCGACGACCAGTCTATCCTGGGTATTGCGTGTCAGGACGCCTCCGGCACTGCCGCGACAACCATCCAGGTCCACATCATTTCACCCACACAGTTGTGGGTGGTCGAGGCCGACACGACGACTGCGCAGGCGCAGGAAGGCGAGGACTACGGTCTCAACATCAGCGCTGGGAATTCTTCGGTCGATATCGGCGACACAACGACAACGACCGTCATCGTCCAGCAACTCGACCCGCACGATGGGGCGCATACCAATGCTGGCGGCCATCTTATCGTCCGGTTCAAGGCGGCTGTTTGCGCCATGTCTTATGGCGGGGCCGCGTAAGGAGTAACAGCACATGGCTACCTACGGTTCTGTTGGTATCGTTTCCACCAAGTGGGACTCTTCGTCCAACCGCGACGTCTTCAAGACGCTCGTGACCGAGCACTTCAATTCGACCGACGGTAAGGCGCTGGTCGAGTGGAAGGGTCTTTTCCGCGACCTGAAACTCAATGACGACTACGAGCGCGTGATGCGCATCGCTGGCCTTGGGGCCATGCGGAAGGTCGTCGAGGGCCAGGGCATCATGCTGGAAGAGCCCTCGTTCGGCGGGACGAAGGAATTTACGCTCGCCCGGTACGGGAACGGCTTCCGTATCACCGACCGGATGAAGCGGTTCAACAAAATCGGCCTCATGAAGATGCTGACCGAGTCGCTCAAGAAGTCCATGCTTGAGGGCAAGGACATCGAAGTCATGAAGGTCTACAACTACCCGACGGCTACGACATACGCCGCCGGTTTCGACGGGCTGGCTCTCGCTCACGACACGCACACGACCCTGTCCTCGACTACGTACGACAACTACCTCAACCTCGCCCTGTCGAACGCGGCCCTTGAGTCCGCGCTTCTGTATTTCGACGCCATCTATGACGACAAGGGCAACGTCATGGTCCGGGTTCCCAAGACCCTGCTCATCAACAAGTCCCTCCGGTTCACCGCCGCTCAGTTGCTCAAGTCCACCAACGTCCCCTTTGAGATGTCGAGCACAAAGAACATCTTCCCGGACTTCGACCTGAAGACCGTCATCAACCACCGCCTGTCCAGTTCCACGATGTGGTACGTCCTCGGCGACACTGGCGACAGAATGTTCGGCCCCCGCGTCTACACGGCCGTTGAGCCCGACCTTGAAACCAAGGACGCTCCCGACCGGTCCCGCGACACCGAAGTCACTTCGCACCAGTATTTCATCTACGGTTTCACCGACCCGAGACTCGTGGTTTGCGGCAAGGCGTAAGGGAGGCCCACGATGGGTAACTCTTTGCTTGTCATTCCGGCCGGACAGGGGCGCTGGGTGTTCCTGTCCGACGCGACGCCGCCTGTGTGGCGGTATTCCGACGCCGCCGGTCCCTATGGGACTACGGCCGGGACTGCCATCAGCGGTGATACGGGCGCTACGGGTCCTACGGGCCCCACTGGTCCCACCGGGCCTACTGGCCCGACTGGTGCCACAGGCGCCACGGGCGCGACGGGTCCTACCGGTCCTACTGGGCCGACTGGTCCTACGGGTCCGACCGCGTAAGTAGTTCTTAGCGGGAGGCCCCTTCGGGGGCCTCCCCATTTTATTGAGAAGGAGTATCGGTGAGAAAAAAAGTTCTCATCCTCGTCCCGCTCACATGGGAGTCTGTCCCGCGAAGTTTCTACAAGTCCGTCATGGGGATGGCCTTGTGGAACTACGAGAGGGGCTCGGGGCATCAACTGGCTATCATCGACGGCCAGAGCACGTTCATTGACCTGACGCGAGACCACATGATGGACATCGCTCACACGCAGAAGACCGACTACGACTACATCCTCCAGTTGGACGCGGACCAGGTCTATCCGAGCGCGACGATTGAAATTCTCGTGGGACACATCGACGAAGAGCATCCGGTCGTGGCCGGGCTGACGCCGAGTCGTCAGTACGGCTACCCGTTGGTTTTCAACATCGAAGACAAAACACCGCCTCAGTACAAAAGAATCAAGAACTTCGACATCAACCAGGTTGGGCTGGTCCGCGTTGAGGGCACCGGGCTCGGTGGGGTCATGCTCCATCGCTCGGTCCTCGACAAGGTCCCCTACCCTCGGTTTGTCATGCAGTACAGCGACTATATCCGGCGCCCTGTCGGCGACGACGTGACGTTCTTTTCCGCGCTCAAGAAGGCTGACATACCCGTGTATGTTGACCCGCAACTGCGGTTTGAGCACATCGTCGTTGGGGTCAGGCGCGTGGAGGACTGGTATGAGCCCTCGGCGTGATTGGCGTTGCACTGTGTGTAAGTACCTCGTCGAGGACATCCCCGTGGACGAGGGAGTTGGCCCGTGTCCTATGTGCGGGCATAAGATGGAAAAGGTCTACACCGTCCCTACGACCATCTTCCGTGGTTCGGGATGGACGCCGACGTTCCATAAGCAAGGAGACAAGTAATGGCTAATGCCGCAAGACCAGGGTTTTTCCTTCTGGACACGGTCGGCTGGTACCACGACGGGCCGTTCTGGCTCAAGGCCCTGGAGTTCGTCCCGGCCAATGCCGGAGATGCGTTCGTCCTCAGTGCCTACGACCTCTCGTCCCCCGCTAACATCACGGAGATTTTAGACGGGACCATCACGAGCGCCACGATTTTCACCGAGAACGATGCTGGGAACAAGTTGCCGTCCACCTTTGCGGCTGGCAACCTTTTCCACATCTTCAAGACGTCAGGCTCGTCCCTGAACCTCAAGAAGTTCGTCATCACGACGGCTGGCGATAACTCGGCTGTTGTTGGCACGCAGGCCGGTTTGACGAACGAGGCCAACAAGGCGTACAGTGTCCAGCAGTACGCGGCCTACGAGGCCTACGGGCTGAAGTCGCAGGCGACCACGCTCAAGGGCGAAGGGCGCTACTTCGGCAACCCCGGTATCAGGTTCGACAATCTGTCCCTGACCACGCTGACATCCGGGGCGAAACTTTACCTGTTCATCTAACATGCTGACCAGTACACCGAGCAACGACCTGAAGCGCAACGACGCTGACAAGTGGTACGAGTGCGTCATCTGCGGTCCTGCCCGGCTGTACGTTCGGCTTGGCTTCTCCAGTGCGTCAGTGGAGCCCACCCTCGGTGAAACCATCACCGGGGCCACGTCGGGACACACTGGGGTTGTGGATAGGATACACCTGTTTTCTGGCGCATACACTACGGGGGACGCCGTGGGCGAAGTCCTCCTCCTTTCTCCGACCGGATACGACATCGGCACTCAGACCTGCTTCGAAGAGGGCGAGGTGCTGAACGGGTCAGTGGCCGGAGACGCCTTCGCATCCGTGGACGCGGAGACGCCTGGGCTCCTCAGTCGGAGCGGGCGCCTCTACCGCGAGGGCGACACCATCGTCCGCGACAACAAGCGTTATTGTTCCATGCACTATCATTACCACTGGGATAAGCGGTCCCGCCAGGAGTCGGAGTTCAGCATCGACGAGGGTGACCGCGAAACCCCGACGACGTAATTTCCTGCATAGGAGTATCGAATGGTATTAGAAGACAAGGCTCCAGAGGCGGCGCCGGAGACACCGGTGCAGGACCTGGAACTTCGTGTACTGGGCGACAGACTCGTTATCGTACTGGACGACCTTGCGGAAGAGATTATCCACAAGGACCCGGTTACCGGACGTGTCTTCCGTATGAAAATCGCAGACGAACACTCGGAGCGTACTCGACTCGCCACGGTCATGGCAGTCGGCGATGACCCGACCCTTGAGGGCCGGTTCAGAGTCGGCGACAGGGCCATCGTGAGTTGGCACTGCGGCGTTCGGTTGCACCTTATCAACAAGACTGTTTTTGGCAAAACCTGGTCCGAGGACCTTCTGCGTATCGTTCGTAAAGACGAGATACTGGCGCTGTTCACCGTAAAGGAGTAACAGCATGGGGGCCCTCGCCTACGATGACCTCAAGGCCATCGTTAAACTGAGGCTAGGTTCCAAGACAACGTGGGATGACATCAGCGGTGTTGACTACCACGGCGTCCTGGTAAACCAGGCCTATAAGCAACTTACGTCGGCGCACAGACTTCCTATTCTCGGGAAGTCGTTTGTGTTTCCGCAGTTGCACGTCTCGACCACGGATGTTACCGTGGCGGGCAACGGCTATATTGCGGTCCCCGACTTCACCCTTCGCGTGCGTCACGTCTACGACGCCACGAGCAAGAACAAACTGGACTGGATGCCCCTGTCCTGGTACGTCAGCCAGACGGACCGGGCCGACTCGACATCTAGGGGCGCCCCGGCCAAGTGGACCCGCGACGGCAACCGCATCTACCTGCATCCGACCCCGGATGCTGTCTATTCTCTGGAGGTGTGGTACCGCCGGGTCGTAGAGAACCTCGATACGGGCCAGGCGACGCTCATCGGGGCTGAGTGGGACGATGCTATCATCGCCCTGGCGGCCTATAAGGGCCACCTGTGGATGGGCGACTACGAGAAGGTCAAGGCCGACAAGGACGAGTATATCGACATCGTGACTGGCCTCATTGGCGTGTACAACAAGGAAGAGATGGACAGGAACGAGCACATTCTTCCTGACCCTGACTATCTGCATCCTAACGGTAGGTAAACATGGCCGAGAGACTCTATGTCGTGAAGCCCCTGGGGCACATGCTGGAGTTGAACTACGCCCAGTTGAACGCTCCTGACTTGGCGGCCCAGTGGCCGTCCAAGAACGTGGACGTGGCGGCTAACCGTATCGAAAACCGGTGGGACCATGCCAGCGACCTGGTCCTCCCGGTCGGAACGGTCATCCAGAAGATACCTCTCCTCCGCAACAACAACGGCACGAACATCGTCCTTATGCTGACGGAGACCGACCTCATCAAGAAAGAAACCGGGACAGGCAAGACGTGGAGTTACCTGACCGAGCGGTTTACGGGTGGGGTTGTCCGGTCCGTGACTGGCGACACGGTCGTGGGCGAGACAGGAACGTGGACAGACTCCGGCATTGGCGCCGGAGACATGTTCATCCTCGACGCGGACCACGCAGACCCGCTGGATGAGGCCAGCGAGACGGACTGGGCTGAGATTGAGAGCATCGACGAGGCGGGGACGACCATCACGCTGGTGGACGACTACCAAGGCACTACGGGTTCATTCGGGGCGACAGGGGCTTCCTGCAAAGTTCGGAAGGTCTACAGCGTCCCGGACGGGGAGCGTTGGCAGTGGGCGGTCGTGAACGGAAAACTGTGCTTCGGGAACGGAAACGTAAACACGCAGTACTGGGACCCCGCGACAGAGTCAGCCGTCGAACTCAACGCGACGTACGCTCAGAACGCCCGGTACATGGTCGCCTACGACGAGCGGCTGTGGCTGGCGGACATGACCGTAAGTGGAGTAAGGAGCCCTTGGTTCCTGCGGTGGTCCGCCATCGGGGACCCGACGGACTTCTCTGGTACGTCTGCCGGTTGGAAGGCGTTCCTGGACACGGAAGAGCCGCTGACAAACCTTGGAGTTGTGGGTGGTCTTCTCTTCGTGTACAAAAAGACCATGTTTCACATCGGAAGAAAGACCGGTATTCCCGCCGCCCCCGTGTCGTGGCCGCAAGACCGAAGGGGCGCGGGCGTGTACGCTCCCGATAGTCTGGTCCATGCGTTGGGTACCAACTACTTCGTTGGAGTCGATGATATCTACAAAATCAATGGAGACCAGGCCATCTCTGTCGGAGAGCCGGTCCGCGAGCAGTTCTTCTCGATGGTGTCCGATACCGAGTTGACCAAGGTGTTCGGCTCGGTCAGTCTTCGGTTCAATCAAATCCTATGGGCCATGACCGACACGGACGGCAACCAGTGGGTCTGGACCTATAACTACCAGCAAAACTCCTGGTCCGTCTCGACGTTCGACCGAGTGGTCACCGGGTTTGGCGGGTTTGGGTTCTAAGGTGCACTATGGCGACTAGTCCGCTCAGTCCTTCAGACCTCATCGCAACGCCTGGGACCAGTAGCATCCACCTCGCGTGGACCAACAACGACTACTACTCCAATGCTATCAACATCATGCGGAAGCCCGAGGGCGGGTCGTACAGCAACATTGGCTCCGTCTACTACCCGACCGCCGAGTTTACCGATACGACAGCCAGGGAGTGCGTCCACTACTACTACTACGTGACGACGACTGGCACGGACGAGTTCGGCAACCCCTACGGTCCATCGAATACAGAGGATACGGCCCGCATCCTCCCTCGTCCGCTCACGCTTGTTGCGACTCCCGTCGAGGATGACGACTCCATCGACCTGGCCTGGGATAACTCGACCACGGCTCCTGGATACGTGCGAGTTCGGTGGCGCAAGGATGGCACTGGGACCTGGACATCCAACTCCATTGGCATGACGGCGTCGGCGAACGTGGACGACCTCGATGAGGCGTCGTTGTACGAGTTCGATGTGGCCTACTACTGCGCCGCCGCTGGCTATGGCACGGCGGCTACGGCCGCTACGGCCAGGGTCAACCTCATCGCCCCGACCAACCTCTCGTGCCAGGGCAGTACGGCGGACCAGACAGAGATTGACCTGGCCTGGGAAGACAATTCGGGTCACGAGGCTTACTATGAGATTTATCAAGACGATGCGACGGCTGGCACGGCTGGTTCCGGGGCCACGACCTACGCGGCCACGGGACTTACTCCCGCACAACGATACGTCTTCAAGGTCCGGGCCAGAGTGGGCGCGTATGCCTCTGAATGGTCTAACACGGCCAGCGCCGTGGCCGGGTATCCTCCCGACCCGCCTACCCTCAACAGCGTAACTCCTGATGGGTCCTACGAGATGGACCTGAACTGGACTATGACCGGTTCGGACCATCTCGGTTTCTATGTATACCGGTCCGAGGACGGTATCGAGTACGACTACATCACTGGAGCGACCGCCGGAGCGACAGGGATTCACGACGAAGGGCTCGACTCCTACACATACTACAAGTACCTCGTGGCGTCCTGGAATAACTCCGGCGAAGTGGACTCCAACGCCACTGGCGCCACGACCGACAACGACACCGAGGCGCCAACTGGGTTGGCCCTGGAAGTCATCTCGGACTCGCAGATTCGTCTGCGATTCAGTAATAACTCCGATGACGTGGACTATCACAAGGTGCGCTACCGCAAGTCCACCGAGGCCTACGGGAGCACGGACCAGACCACTATCACGGCCCCGGCGACTGGGTGCATCCAAGGAAACCTCCAGGGGAACACGAAGTACTACTTCAAGGTTAGGGACCTGTTCGGTGCGGAGTACAGTTCGTTCGGTACCGAAACGGGGGCCACGACGCTGGAGTCCGGCACGCCGTCCACGCGGCGCAACGAAACCTACTTTGCCTTCGGTAATGAACTGTGCCTGACGACGGACGAGCAACAGGGCGTCCGAGACATCGACCGGGTCTGGACCAGCAAGCCGACTGACTTCTCTGAGCAGGACCCCGAGGCGTTTGGAAAGTACAAGACCGTGGAGCGCATCGTCCTGGAGTACCAGGACGTCGATGAAGACACTCCGGTCATTGTCTCGGTCAGCGCGGACAACGGCCTGAACTGGACAGATGCTCAGGCCCAGGGGACGAATATCACGGACGTCGATGGGTTTTTCCTCATTGGCGACGGAGATAACTCGGCGAAGAGCGCAGACTTCTGGTTCGCTCCGTTTGCGTCCAAGTACTTCCAGGTCCGTGTTCGAAGCGTAAGCGCCTCTAAGTCCTTTATTTGGACTGGTTTGTACATCTATTATCGAATCCATGGTCCGTACGCCGAGGCCGTGTAATGGGCCTCGACTATATCTATAACCTCCCGGTTCCTTCGCCGAACATGACGAAGGCGGAGTTGAACGACTACATGCAACGCATGTACCAGGCGCTCGTGCAGTGGAGCGTAGACCTGGCATCGAACCTGGGGGTTGAAACCGGAACCGGCTCTACGGGTCCGACCGGGGAGACTGGCGATACCGGCCCGACCGGGGAAACCGGTCCGACCGGGCCTACGGGACCCACCGGAGAAGCCGGTCCCGCTGGCGACGTTGACGGTGGTACTCCCGGCTCACAGTACGGGGCCATCGAAGACCTGGATGGGGGCTCTGTGTAATGGCTGTCCATATTCAACTGAGACGAGGCACGGCCGCGTTGTGGGCGTCTACCAACCCCATCCTGGCCGAGGGCGAACTCGGCGTAGAGACGGACACGCTGAAGTACAAATGTGGTGATGGAACGAACCACTGGAATGACTTAGCCTATACGTCGGGCGGACCAGGAGCAACCGGCCCCACTGGGCCTACCGGCCCCACGGGGCCGACCGGAGTCACTGGTCCTGGTGGCGCTTTCGACATTGTGCAGGTTCGGTCAAGGACCGATGATGACACAGCCGCTGAGACGGCCATTGGGTTCCTGTCTCCTGGAGACACGGTCACGTGGATTGTGCCTGTTGGTACGGGCGGAGATTGGAACAATCACGATAACGAATACGCTGTTTGGGACTGGAACGCCAGCGACTGGACGTTCGTAACTCCCGACGTAGGTGACGCCGCCTACATCATGGATACGAACGAGACGTACTACTACAACGAGACGGCGGGTGGGTATCACTGGTGGGTGTCGTTCAATGGTCCGAGCGGCGCCTCTGGGCCGACCGGCCCGACAGGACCCACTGGTCCGACCGGGCCGACAGGGCCGACTGGAGCCGGGGAAACCGGCCCCACTGGGCCAACTGGGGCCACGGGCCAGACCGGCCCGACTGGAAAGACAGGGCCGACTGGCCCGACAGGAGCAACAGGTGATAGAGGTACAACTGGACCCACGGGACCAACTGGACCTACAGGTGCAGATGGCTCGACTGGAAGTACTGGCCCAACTGGTCCTACCGGACCTACCGGGCAACCCGGCGCCACTGGAGACACGGGCGCAAGCGGTTCTGCGGGTCCTACTGGCCCGACAGGCCCTACGGGCTCTCAAGGACCCACTGGGCCTACTGGAGCCACAGGAGATACTGGAGATACCGGGGATACAGGAAGCGCTGGGCCCACAGGCCCTACAGGCCCTACGGGGCCAACGGGAGGTCGAGGCCCTACCGGCCCCACCGGACCTGCCGGGACCGCGCCTGGGATGCCTGGACCGACTGGTACTACTGGCCCTACGGGGCCTACTGGCCCTGAAGGCCCGACGGGTCCGACGGGCCCAACGGGCGTAACCGGTCCAACAGGCCCCGCCGGAGAAGTTGGTCCTCCTGGTGGAGTTTCTTTACGATATCAGTTTAGTACAGATACAACAGCACCACCTGCTTCTGGTCATGCAGAATTCAATAATGCAACTCCTGCTTCTGTAACTGAAATTTATTTGCATCATATTGACTTCTGGGGTGCTGATAACGACCCCCTGCTTGACTCAATTTCTGCTGGAGACCATATTAGAATTGAGTCTGTATCTAATCCCGGCAACTATTTCTATTATCATGTTGATTCTATTGATGAGTATGCAGACTACGACGTTTATACGGTTACCTATGTAGCCGGTGCTGGAACTCTGTTCTCTGGTAATGAGCAGATAGATGTTTTGTTTCAAACTATTGGTCCACCTGGGCCTACTGGACCTACAGGTCCCACAGGAGGTACTGGTGCAACAGGGCAAACGGGGCCGACTGGCCCAACGGGGGCGGCAGGCCCGGAAGGCCCAACAGGAAAAACTGGACCTACTGGACCTACTGGACCGACAGGGCTGACTGGTCCGACCGGGCCCACGGGAGACACTGGCGATGCGGGACCGACCGGACCTACTGGAGAGACTGGGCCAACGGGAGACACCGGGGCCACGGGGCCATCGGGGCCCACAGGGCCCACCGGGCCCACCGGCCCTACGGG